TAACGCAGCGAATAATACGCAGTCTGGTCAGAATAACGCAGCGAATAATACGCAGTCTGGTGAGAATAACGCAGCGAATAATACGCAGTCTGGTCAGAATAACGCAGCAAATAATACGCAGTCTGGTCAGAATAACGCAGCAAATAATACGCAGTCTGGTAACAATAACGCAGCGAATAATACGCAGTCTGGTCAGAATAACGCAGCGAATAATACGCAGTCTGGTGAGAATAACGCAGCGAATAATACGCAGTCTGGTCAGAATAACGCAGCAAATAATACGCAGTCTGGTAAGAATAACGCGGCTACTAATACGCAGTCTGGTAACAATAACGCGGCTACTAACCAAACCAACATGGATATTGCCGAACTAAAACAGGAAGTTGGATCAGAGAACTACACTGAATTTCTGGAACAATACGCAATTACTGTTAATAAATATGGCTCGGAAATGATGGAGTTACCTTTGCAAGCAATGGGTTGGCTAGAAAAAACAGCTATGCAAGCCATTAGAGACGATATGAAAGAAGACCCCAGTATTATTTATGGTGACGCATTTAATCAAAACGCTGTTCCGATGGTTGCGGCCGGTCATATGAAAGTCACATTCGGATATAACTTCCTTTTCCCGAAGTTTGTATTTGATATGCACTTACGAGATGGAAATAGAGATCAGCTTTTAATTTCAGCAAAAGAAATGGGTTATGCTGAAGAGCAAATCGTGAATTTAGGCAAACAATTCGACGACGCTAGGGAATAAGCATATGCCAGATTTTAGCTACGGCTCGATTGCAACAAATAAACGTCTATCTGAAAACAACGAAGATGGAATGACGTCACCATATTTTAGCCTAAGTTCATCAGCTATTAGAAAACGCTTAGAAGCATTAGACAGTTCACCGGCTGCCCCAGTGGTTCCTTCCGCCACTGTTGCACCTCCGCCCACAGAGTTGCCGCAGCCGGTGGAGCTGATTGCGCCTCCACCTCCAGAAGAGTTTATTCAACAAGGTGATTACAGAAATCAGTTTATTGTAGCTCCAGAAATAACGGCTTCGCAGGATGCGGTCGTAACTCAACGCGCTAACGAGCAAGCAAAAATTGATTTAGCAGCACAGGCGGAAGCTTCTAGTTATCCAAGCGTTTTTAACCCAAGTCCGCAAACTCCTGTTGAGGCCGAAGAAGCACGTATTTTAGACGTGTTTGCGCAGCCTGGGCCAACACAAGCAAAAGTTGATGCTAACCTTAATCCTTCAATTAGCGGAATTGCTGGTGTACCTGGTCAATATTACGACAAACATTACGGCGTTGGAATACGTGATGAGCGAGCAGCTGAAATGATTGCTGAGTCTAATCTTCACGTTTCTCCCAATAATGCGGTTTCTAGGGGCTTCGGCCGGTTGCAGATGGGCATGAACCTGTTGGGGCAGCAGCTTGGTGTGAAGGACACGCAATCTTTTATCGATCGAATGCAAGAATTGGATCGTATTGTTCCGAAAGCACCGGCAGAGGTCCAAGAAGGATTGCGAGAAATAATCGACGCTGAAGGCGCTTACGACACAATTATGGCAACAGCTAGAAACCCTGGGGCTGTTCTGAGCGTTGTCGGAGAATCCTTACCTCAATCAGTTGTAGCAATGTTGGCCGCTGGAATTACTCGTAGCACAGCTGCGGGGATGGCTATTTATGGTTTAAGTTCTGGCGCGAATGAATTTGCGGCTGTAATCAATGAGGAAATTGCGAATTCGGGCGTCGATATAAACGATGACGCTGCACTGACGGATTTGATGGCAAACCCCGAATTCATCTCAAAGGCTCGGAAACGTGGAGCAATGCGCGGCATACCGATTGGTCTTTTTGATGCACTATCCTTTGGCATAGCCGGTCGATTAATAGCTCCAGCCGTCGCAAGTGGACGCACAGCGCGAACAGCAGCAGCAATCCCTGGCGAACTAGCTATTCAAGCCGGTATGGGTGGACTTGGCGAAACCGCAGCGCAAGGCGCTGAAATCGCAACAGGTTTTGAAGATGATTTTGAACTTGGAGATATAGTCCTAGAAACTGTAGGCGAGATTATTCCTGGCGGTGTTGAGGCGATCGTTAACACGGCTCGGCAGCTACCCGCTGCGCGGCAACAGCAATTCGTAAACGAGCTGAAAGCAGCGCTTGAAAATGAAAATGCAAACAACGATCAAAAACTTGCAATTCAAGCGGCTATTGAAGCTCTTAATCCTAATTCGCAGGTCGTTCAGCCAGGTGAGCCTAAAGTTACGCAGATTAATAATGAAAGTAATTTTGAAGGTGGCGGTTTAATCGCAAAGCCTGACATGAATTTGGATCAGCTTGAGGCGACAGCCGGTCGTGATAGTTTGCCGATAACACAAAGAACCGACAAGGGCGCAGAAATCTCGTCACAAAATATTGATCCTCTGCAAGTGCTGAATTTATTCCGTTCTGAGTTTGAAGGTTCGCCAGCTACTGCTGCACCTGGGGCAGTTATAGATGCGAATACAGCTGCGGGGTTCCAAGGTAACGTCGAAGTAGAACCGGTATTTAATGCGAATATTCCTAAAGCTATCACAAACCCTGATATTTTGACCAAGCTGCCAGAAGGACAAAAAAATCCAGAGATAGCTGTAAGCGAAATGCCAGAAGGTAATACTTCTTTTGTGCCGCCGCAGGGCGTTATAAATCAAGAACAAGCAGCTGCTTTCGGCGCAAACGTAACAAAAAACACGCCTTCAAACGTTACCACCACGCCGCCAGCTGCAATAAAAAAACCAGAAACACCTCCGAGCAAATCCCCCGAAAACGTTAATTCGCCTGAGGTAAAGATAGCTGCTGCGGATACTCTGGAAAATCCACAAGCACCAGATGTCGATCCTGTTGGCATAGATTTGGACAAGCCTGTGGTTTCAGTTCAGTCTCCAGATGGTCAAGCAAAGTTTAACGTAAAAGGAAAAGTCGTTGAGCTGGCGGAGTTAAAGCAAGCGGCGGGTGATCTTCAGCCGCGTGATCGAAGCCGAAAAGACAGTGAAGTATTAGCTAAAGATCGAGCCGGTTCAAAGTTTAATGCAGAGCGCCTTATGGACGATCCAACTTCTGGATCAGGTGCGCCAATTATAGCGCGTGACGGCACAATCATGAGCGGGAACGGTCGTGTTCTTACAATTCAAGAAGTGTACGCTAACCAGCCAGAAAGCCTAAAATCTTACCAAAATTCGTTAAAGAACGCCGGTATTGACACGACAGGGTTCAGCCAGCCGGTTTATGTTCGTCAGCTAAATGACGATATGACGATTGATGATTTGAAAGATTTTGCACGTTTATCAAATACTAACGCGCAAGCTGATATGTCTGTAACAGAGCGATCCAGTAATGACGCTAAAAAATTAACTGAAAGCAACATAATCGACACTTTTAACGGTGATTTCGATATCGACGCTGCTGCAAACAGAACATTTATTACCGAGTATGCAAAAAAGATATTATCACCCACTGAGCAGGGAGTTTTCTTTCAATCAAACGGAAACATTAGCTCTGAAGGAATAAATCGTGTTCGCGGTGCTTTGCTTGCGTCAGCTTTTGATAACAGCACAACAATTTCTAAAATGCTCGAAGCAAGCGACAACAACATTAAGTCCATTGCAAATGCTTTCGTGGCAGTCGCTCCTAAATTTGCGCAAGTTAAGCGTCAGATCGCAAACAATCAGACAGATTCTCAATGGGACATAACCCCACAATTATCTGAAATGGCTAATTTAATTAGTCAGTTGCGAACCGACGATGTAAAAGTAGCTGATTATTTCGCTCAGAATGATATGTTTGGAGCAAAAGACCCACAGGTAGAAGAATATGTAAGAGCGTTTTACAAAGAAGACCTTTCTTCCGCGATCAGCGGTAAAGCTATGCGTGAATTTCTTACTTTCTATGCAAATGAAGCGTTACAAAAGCAATCAGGTGGACTTATACCTGATACGACGACGCCCCAAGATGTGATTAATGTAGCCGTCAGCAAGCAAAGAGAAGAGCAAAATGCAAAAAAAGGAAACAATCAAGGATCGCTCCTTGAGCCTAGCGGCGCAAAGCAAGGCAATGATGCGGGTCGCAAACAAGTACAAAAACCCCGAAATGCGCCAAGCCGCAATAAACTTGAAGAAACTAAGCAAGAAGCAGACGTAAGCACGATACCTGACGGTCAAGTTTTTAACACTAAGTCACAAACTCTGCGCCAATCCAATTACCGCAGCGCCTTCGCTGAAGCTGGGTTCGATCCAAAGAGATTGGAAAATGCGCCGGTTGAACGAAAGTTTAAGATACTAAGTGATGAAACTAATAAAAAATTTGGGTTAAAGTTTATTGCGCCGCCAGAGGCCGGTGCAACAAATAATCAAGTAAATCAGCTGCTCGATGCTCACCACAATCTAACCTGGATGACACACAGTTTGGGTATGCCTAGCACGGCGATCGGTCTTGAAGGTACTTTGGGCCTCACCTTGCCGTCTAAGGTAGGGCGCTATTTAGGAGCTTACGTGCATGGCGGAATATCTTCAGCGCAGTCTGACGTTGCGCCAATGGAGGGACCGTTTATTAGTATGCCGGAGCGAAGCAATAGCTTTGCCCACGAATGGGGCCACGCGCTAGACTTTCATTTAATGGAAAAGTATGGCGGAAACAACGCTGCTGGTATCTCTGGCGTCATCCGAGCCAACAATAAGCTGGGGGATCGAGCCTGGGATGCAACTACACCAGCTAACGTGAAAGAAGCGTTTGCTGGCGTTATAAATTCAATGTATTTCGACAATGCTGAGTTTGCCGCAAAACTGATGGCGCTTGAGCATAAAATTTCTGCTGCTGCCGCGCGTCAGTCGAAAAATGGAAAACCGAACAAGACTTTAGAGGAAGATCGTCTAAAGCTAGAAAAACTTCTGGAAGGAAGTACCCGCGCAAAAATACTAAATACTGAATTTAGAAAAAATTCTGGAGAGTTTGGTCGGACTCAAAAATCTTTCGGAGAAAATTATTTCAAAAAACCAACAGAAATGTTTGCTCGGAGTTTTGAAGCATATATTGCACGATCTGTTGAGGCAATCGGTGGACCAAACGAGTTCATCACAAAAGGTGACAAATCTTACCAGGCCGCAAAAGACCAATTAAAAGGTGCTGACGATCGCCTTGCGATGACTTTTCCTAAAGATCAGGAGCGTCACCGAATATTTTTAGCGATGGACCAACTAATGGAGGCTATGCGTCTTGAGGCGTTTGCAGCGGGTCAAACAGCTAACAAACCCAGCGATTTGGACACGATGGATGCCGTAGCGCAATTTCATGGTGATCTTCAAATCGAAGAGCGCACAAAAATTTCATCATTACCTAAAAAAGTGGTCAAAGATATTGCTGCTGACCAGGCGAAAGCAACGCGCATAGCAAAAAATAGAGCTGCCGAAGCTGCCAAGCGTCCATCAGATTTCGTGGGTGATACCGTGTGGGAGCGCAAAGCCAACCAAATTCAAGACACTTTCTTTAGTAACTTTGTAAACACAAAACGCCAAATTTTGTTTAACATTAGCAAGAGGCACAAAGATAATAAGACAGTACGTGCTATAATGGAGGACATTATAAGTAAGGTTGCTACTGATCCTGGTTCACTGGACAAGCGAGTTACTTTTAAAAACGGAACATTTGAAGAAGCATCACGAATTAACTCGCGCCGGTTTAATGCTGTTTTTGATAGGCTTCGCCAGAAGCATAAAATCGATGAGTTAAATGGCGATGGACTTAAAAATTTACGTTTAATTTTAGTCGGGGATACAAACGCGACGGCAGCAGCGAGCGAGCAAGTTCTCGAAATGGCATCAGATTTACGACGCCAGCTTCTAAATCCTATTTACGATTATATGGTCAAGAATAACCAAAACGTAAATTACATAACAAACGCTGGCTATATGCCTCGTATGCTGGATGCTCGCCTGGCGATTAGTGAGCAGAAAAACTTTGTTGGCGAACTAAACGGCAAAAAGGGAGCAATTCCACTTTACGAGCAAGTCATTTACGAAAACGAATATGGGTCATTTGACGAAGGCAACACCGAGCAAATGTCCTCTTTGGCAAGTTTAGCCAATTCTAAATCATTGGACACCGTTGCTGATCTAACGTTCAACGATGTGACGCTCGAAGAATTACAAATAATTAGCGCCAATATAAAAGACGAGCTGAAAGAAATAAACACTCTGGATTCCGAAATAACTGAAAGTCTAAACGACCAACACGCAGCACTTCACGAAGGTTTACGACCATTTTACGCAACGGCTGCCGGTAAAGATTTCCATAACAGAATAGTTTTGAGAAACGGATCAGACCCAAGCGTGAATGGCGTTCAAGGTAGTTTTGCAAAAAAACGAAGCCTCCCAGCTGAAGCTGACGTTTTCCTGGCCGACTTCTATTTAAACCCGATCGAAGCAATCATGGAATACATTCCAGCAACAGCGCGATACACGGAATATAACGCTCGCTTTGGAAGCCACCTTATTCCAAAAGGAAAAGGAAGTAATGACGGAAGAGATTTTCTGGATTACTCACTTGAAGAAGCGTTGCTGGGCGGAATGAAGCCACATGAAGCGCGAGAAGTTGCCACCGTCGTAAAAATGATTACTGGTCGCTACGGCGGTCAGGACGATTTGCTTTCAAAATCTTTCAATACGTTAAACACGTATGGAACAATGGCACTTTTGCCGAGAGCTGTTTTAAGTTCTGTTGCGGAGCCGATTACGGCTGCAATCCAAACTGGCGACGTCAAAGACGGATTTAAGAATTTTGCTTACTCATTTGATGGCCTTTTGGCTACAAAAAACGCGCGTGAGCGTAAGCAATATTTCAGTCAGCTTGCAAACGTTCTCGGCGTCATCGATTTGCCTCAAAGCGGCGATATAATTGCGAACCGCGTGGGCGGCGTTTCAGAGGAAGATGCAAAAAACACAAAGCGTTTAGGCCTGTTTTTCCAACGAACCTTCTTAACGGGTATTACAAACGCTCAAAGACGCGCATCCATGCGGATCGGACTGCAATACATCATTGGTCTGTCCAAACAGTATCAAGAAAACAAACAGTCAAATGATCCCTCACAAAACAAGATGAAAACTGAGGCAGAATCATCTTTAATGGATTTTGGTATTTCACCAGAAAACATGAGTAAATTTACAGAATACGCTTCTAATTTAAATCGTGATGAAAAAGGTTTTTATGACATTTCAAAAATAATGGAAGCATCCGGCGATTTAACTGACACTGGTCGAATGTTCGCGGTTGCTGTAGGCAGATTTGTTGACCAAACAATCCAAGACCCGAAAATTGTGGATCGTCCGAAGTGGGCTGAAACACCAGTGGGCCGGTCTGTATTTGGAATTCAGAGCTTCATAGCAGCGTTTCAACGAAACGTTCTGGAAATGTCAGCAAAACGAGCCGTGCGTGATTTTAAACAAGCTGGCGCTGCTGCGGGTACGGCGAGGCTTGGCAAGAAGATGGTTTTACCTCTCGCAAGCCTTTATATAGCGCACACGTTAGTTTCTGCTACGCGTGAGGCGGTATTCAATCCAGAACGCTGGGAAGAGGAACGAGAAAAAGGGACGCTTATCAAATATTTGATGACCCTTGGAATTTCGCGATCTGGCATGACCGGCAGACTTGATCCTATTGTGAACGGATTTGTTTCACTTAAATATCGTGCTGATCTTTCAAACGTAGTAGTCGGCGCTACGGCTTCTATGTATCTGCACGCAATTCAGCGGATTGCTGGATTAGCGTCCGACGCTAACAGTAAAAATACTCCCACAGCCGAATATCAGGCTGCTAGAGGTCTGTACGACATTCTGGTCCCAGCACTTATGGGTTTGGCAACCGTCAACCCATACGCTGGCGCTGTTGTCGGGGGAACACTTGGATTATCAAACATGGTGATTACATCCCCCAGGTTTAAAAAGATGGTCTTAAAAGAATTGGTTGAAACGGGAACAGGTCAGGAGTACAAGTCTGGAGGCGGTAGAAGCAAAAAATCTTCTGGCGGCTTTGGAAGCAGCGGCGGCTTTGGAGGCGGCGGCTTTGGGGATTAAACGTAATGTAGAGCGCAGAGCTTTCTAAAAAACAAGTAAAAACAAGGTCTTGTATAGGTTAAAACAGCACTAGCCCGACCAGCATCCGTTATGTAGAGCAGTGTCGAGAGGCCTGCTCTACTTGGTTTTTATAGTAAATTTTAAATTTTGTAGGCCGTTTTGTAGGACTGAAACAGACAATCAACAGCGCAATTTGCGTTTTTAGACCAGTAAAACGCAATGTTGAGCGCAGAATTAATCGACTACATCCCGCAAATAATCTGGCGTCAAATGTAAGTAATTTTTCCGCACTGTCTTTTCCGTGTCACCAAGAAACATTGCAATTTTTTCAATTGGGACACCTTGCATAGCCTTATGCGTGGCCCACGTGTGCCTAAAAACGTGAGAAGTAACGCCGCTAATTTTCGTAGCTTGGCCCATTTGCTTCAAATCATAGTCGATGCTGGTTTTTCGATCTAATACATAATCGGTTATTCGCTGTTCGTAAGCAAGTTCAAGAACCGTCCTCAGTCGTGAAGATATAGGCAGCGGGACACGTCGCTTTGTTGTCTGCGCTTTGCCTTCTGGCAAAAACGTAATAATATTGTTTTCAAAATTCACTCTTGACCAGGTTAATTCTAAAATCGAGGTTTTGCGCTGCGCTGTTTCAATCGCCAAATTTACAAATCTGGCAAGGCGACTTAAACGATTTGATTTTGATTTTGTGAGCTTGCCTGTTTTAAAATCTATGATGCGTGGCAACGAATTATGATCACAGTGATTTTGCAAAAAATCGCGCATGGTTTGTAATTCAGCTTGCGAAAAAACCCGCTCACGCGGCAAACCTTCTGGCGGTAGTTCAAGATATGGTATAATTTTTTGACTTATTCGGCGCTCGCGCGGCTCCACACGTTTTTGAAGAAAAGTAAAACACGCTCGTAATGATTGCAGCTCTCTTCGCACTGTACCGTTCGCCGCTTTATTTTGACCAATTTCTCCAGCAAACCGAAGCAATCCGTATTCAACAGAGTGCCGCCTGGTGATTTCTGAAATTCTTTTATGACCAAAAAATTTGTTTAGGTTTTTAATTATCGCATGATATCTATTCTCTGATGCCATGCGCCCTTTCACCCACTGTTCAAACCAGAGATGCAGCGCTTGATCTACAAACGGGTCATCATCAACAACCGTATCGTTGTTGTAAGAGTCTAACCAACCCTGGAACCTTTCCGTTGCGATGCGTAAATCAGTCGTCCGCAAAGCTTTTCGTTGGCTGCGTCCGTCGTTGAAATAAACGTAAAAGTTCTGCCCTTCTGTCCCAATCCTGGGCGGCTTCTTTTCTCGCATTTTTGAGTCCTTATTTTCAAACAACTTTCATAAGTAATACGAACCATACGATTTGTCGGTCTAACTGTATTAAGTTGCCCCGCATTTCGCATTCTATAGATCGTCTTAATCGACACGTTGAGCAAAGCAGCGGCCTCCCGCTGTGTAAGTAACATTATATTTTTTCGTTAACGATTTGCATAACTCGCATCGCCTGGTCGGCTGTCACGTGTTGATTTACGTGCAACCAAACCTTGCCGCTATCGTCCCCAACTTGTTGGATCTGAAACGTTGGGGCTTCCTGGGCAGCTGCTAACCCTTGTTGATTCGGGAGTAGGTCTGCTGCTTCTACGCCGAGCGCTTTAGCTAATTTATTAAGGTTTTGGGGGCTAGGCTGGTTACGACCTCGCACGTACTGAGAGATGCTGTCACGTCCTAGTCCACTGGCCCTCGCAAGCTCCGATTGGCTCATGTCTTTTTCCAACATTTTTTTCCAAACACGCCTACCGAATTCTGCTTTAACAATAAATTTTCTTGTCAAATCAATTTCGCCACCTACGTCGAGCCGACTATTTATGTGGTCTGGCATAATCTTATCCTAAATAATTTTTCAAACTTTTAACAACGTGTGAAAATTATCAAATGTACGTTGCCTAAATCACCATTACAGACAAATTGTCTGCCTTGCAACAAAAATTCTTTTTACACTAAAGCGCAGTATGTAGACATTTTTGTTTATGTTGTTCTACATTTAGTTCTTGACCGCTACAAAATGTCCGTTAATAATGGCCTTTAATGTGTGACAGCAGAAAATATAAATAAAAGGAACTGCTGGTGTCATACATCGAATTCGACTCCCGACAACTTGTTAAAGATTTTGGTGGATTAACGGCCACTGCGCGTCAGCTCACGGCTCACGGGCATACTATAAGCGTCGATGGAGTTGACAAGTGGAGACGGCGCAAGACCGTTCCATTCACAGCCATCGTGCATCTTTGCATGATCGCAAAAGAAAACAACAAACGTTTCGATTTACTCGATTACGTCACAGGGGAAACGGATATCAAAGATGAACGAATTTCAAATATCTAAACGGCAATCAGGATTGTCGTGGAAATTATCAAAACATTTTTTAAAATGTGTTAGTATGTATGGTTTAGCTCGCCATCATCATAATAGTTACTCGCCGATAGGACTGTATTATGTAAGAAGTTGGGTTTCTTCTTTCAAACATGTATCTGGTCTTTTTTTTACAGAGTATCGCCACTACAGTAACAAAATTTATGTGTACACAGCTACTTCGTGGCCAAACCCGAAGATGGGACCACCTCATGTTCAAAGTTAAAGAAATATCAAAATACACAGCAGATCTTCGTTCTTTAGAAAAAAATCTATACTCAAACTCTAGTGATTTAGAGCGAAATCAGATCCTTTTGTTATGTGCTGACGTTTTCTTAGCTGAAAACACGGCGCAGCATGACCGCAATCATGCAGCACATATAATCGAAAATCATCAACCACCTGACTTTGACCCTATCCAGGTTGCGAAGATCAATGGATTCAGATTCATGCAGGGCAAACCCGTATGATATGGGGCATAGACCCAGGAGTTTCGGGAGCTATCGTCTTTTTTGACGCTCTGGAAGGCGTGTTAGAAATTCACGACATGCCGATTTTAGAGGTGAAAAAGAAAAAACAAGTTTCTCCGCAGCTTCTTTCCAACATCTTGGCCGAACACCAAGCTCCTGTTTTTATCGAGCAAGTGGGTGCTATGCCTGGTCAGGGTGTGACGTCCATGTTTAATTTTGGAAAGTCATACGGTATATGTTTGGGGGCGGCTGCTGCATTGCAGTTGCCCACCACAACCGTCGCGCCGCAAACATGGATGAAAAAAATTGGCAAGCCGCAGGGCAAAGATGGCTCAAGAGAGAGAGCTATCCAAGTTTTCCCTGCGTTTGCGCAATCTTTTGCACGTAAAAAAGATGATGGCCGAGCTGACGCGGCCCTCATCGCCTATTATGGCTTTATTTTTGGTGAAAGTGTCGAATGATATGACCTACAAGAACGGATTTGAGACACATGGCATCGAGCGGGTCAGCTGCTCAAACGTAGCAAAATTCAGACAAGCCCCTTCCGCGTGGGCTGTGAGCTACTTAAAAAAGGAACGCTTCACTGCTGGTTGGGCGGCGTGGCAAGGAAGCGCGGTCGAAGCCGGTGTTGACGCTGGGTTGTACGGCGCAGCGCGAATTGATGAGTGCGTTGAAATAGCACTGAAAGAATTAAACGAGCTAAGTATTTTTGGCAATAATAAAGCATTAGAAATGGAAAAGCGGACCCCGATCGTAACGAGAATGGTTACAATAGCGATGGAACAGCTTTCCCCTTTGGGCACACCTGACATCCCTGCTGACGGCAAGCGACAGCACGAAATAAATATACCCGTCCGCTTTGGGCCCAACGAAGCAGACACCATTAATTGTCTAGGGTTTTTGGATTACCGATGGACTGAAGGGCGTCACGCAGACAACCCTCTGGTCGTTGATCTAAAAACCACATCGAAATCGCCCTCTGGATTTTCGCTGTCACACGGAATTCAAGCGGCGGTTTATGAACGGGCTGTCTCCATCGAGCTGCAACGTCCAGTTGAAATGAAATTTTTGTATGTCCTAACACGTCAAAAAGATCCTTTTACCTGGCTCACGATGGAAGATGGCCCGTTCTATTTAGAAAGTTTTAAAAAAACTGTCGTGCAGATGGAGGCGTTTTTAAGTCTGAGCGACGACACAGATAAGCTAATGAGAGCAATCCCGCACGATCCCGATACTTTTTATTGGAAAGGTGGGAATGCGGACGAGCTTCTCCAGAAATACTACAGTTGAGCGCGATGAAGGGCTTACGAGCATTCAAGATGATGCTCGTACCGACGAGCAAAAGCTGTGGTGGAAGGTACTGTACCAATCCGTTGTCGATGGTGGAAAACTTGACCATCAAAATTCGACTAAGCGGAATAATGCAAAGTCTGCTGTTTGTTGGCTTTTAAACGACCACGAAGATTTCTTTCACGTTTGCGCACTAGCCGACGTGGACGCCGACATTTTTCGCCGCGCCAGCATAGCCTGGTTAAACGAAAGATTTTCCGTTGAACTCCTCGACGGCGCGATCGCCTCACCGCGTTAATGGTGCGAAAAACACAGGTATTAAAGGAGATTTAAATGCCGTTACACATGATTGAAAACACAGGAAATCCGTACATCAGATTTCAAATTGAGGAAAACATCTGGGGGATCAGCTCAGAGACCGGACTTGAAGACGTTGAGCTAGAAGGCAAGACCATTATGATCGACATCTCAGAGGTTAAGATGGGCTGGCTTGCGCTGCAAGGTGGCCGCGATTGGCTAGAGTGGCCCGACAATAATCCTGTCGGCTGTGCCAAACCTTCCGACGCCCACAAACAAGGGTTTTCTGTCCAATTTTACTCGACAAAACTTTTTGGTGACAGCCCAAGCCGCCAGCTGTCTAGCAGCCAGATCGGAATGCTCGATTTTGTAAAGAGTTTGTACATGGCAGCAGAGACAAACCCAAAATTTAAAACGCACGTTCCAAACGTAAAAATTGGCGAGGCTCCCAAGCGAAAAGTGGGCAAAGGAAGCACTCGCACACCATCTTTTGAAATCACTGGATGGTCTGACCGTCCAGAAGAGTTGGGTGGCGCTCTCCCTGTGGCGTCACCATCAGCAGCCGCTGTGACTGCTCCGCCAGCGGCAGCGTCAGATGACGTCAGTTTTGCAGACGAAATCTGATAACTTGGGGCGGGCCATGCGTCCGCCCCCTTTTTTACAAAAGGTCGGCAAAATGAAAACAAAAACAGAATGGGCGTATTATTGGTATGATAGGGGTTTTTCCGTCGTGCCGGTTCACTACAACACAGAAAACGGTTGCAGCTGCGCCGCTGGAGCTGATTGTGCTTCGCCAGGCAAGCACCCTGCCCCGTCATCTTGGATGAAATATCAAAGCAAACGTGCAGATAAAGAAACATTAGAGTTTTGGTTTGGCGGACGCTTTGCAAATCACAACATTGGCGTTGTCACGGGAACCATAAGCAATAACGTTTTTGCGGTCGATGTGGACATTGGAGACGGCAAGGATGGACCCGAAACTCTGCACGATCTGTGCATGAACAATGACGACTTACCTTCGACGCTGGAGCAAAGAACAGGATCAGGCGGCAAACATTACTTCTTTAAAGCCCAGGACGATCAAAAAATCATCACGGGAAAGAACACGCTCGGCCAAGGCATCGATACACGCGGAGAGGGTGGATTTGTCGTGGTTGCGCCCAGCAATCACAAATCTGGCGGAGAATACGCTATTTCATTGGACGAGCCAATCGAGGCCGCGCCCGAATGGATTACGGAACTTACGCTCCAAGAAAACTTTCACCACAATGGCGAAAGCCAGCTTAACCAATCCGTTACAAATATGTGGGGCGATGTAGTTGATGGGCGCGAGGCTTACATGGTTCAGCTTATACTTGGAACGCTGCGAACATGGTGGGCGGAAAAAGGTAAACTTCCAACGCTCGATCAACTGATTGAGGACGCTTGGCCCATCTATGAATTCAAGGTAGCAAGCAGATCTACTTCGCTCGATGACGACCAGCGCGGCAGAAAACTGTTTGAACAACGTGCAAATTACCAGTTAAAACGCGCTGAGCGCGGCCAGCTGCGAATACTCAACGAGATCGAAGCTGGCTCCGAAACACCTGACGCTGCACTTCCTGTTGCGGTTGATGGTAGGGAGGGGATAGGTTTGCCGACCGCCCCTCCCGTCTTAACTATCGCAGATTGGGGTATGCATCGGTACGCCGGCCCTGCCCCCGAAATGGAATTCCTGATCGACAACATTTTGCCGGTGCGCGTTCCTGGTTTGCTTGCAGCGGTCGGTGGCCTGGGCAAATCTTATATTCTGCTCGACTTGTGCATGAAAGTAGCGGGTGGCGATCAATCGCTGCACAAAGAGCAAGCTCTCGGTGGCACGATATTAAAAAACGGCAAAGTAGTGTTTCTCGGAGCCGAAGACAGCGCGGACAGTATCCACAGAAGAATTGAAAGCATCGCTGGGCCAAACCTGGCAGAACGCGCAGCCGGTAACTTGTTCGTCGTGCCATTGCCAGATGCCGGTGGGCCTGTCCCGCTAATCCAGAACGCAATGGGCCAATACACTGTAACGCCGCAATACCTAAACATTAGGCAGCAGCTGATTGATTTGGGGGACGTGGCTCTCGTAGTCATCGATCCGCTCCAAGCGTTTGCCCACGCTGACATCAATACCGATCCCGCTGCGGGTCAATTCTGGTGGACGCTTATGAGTGAACTATGCGTAGCAACGAATTCGAACGTCTTAATCGCGCACCACATGAGAAAAGAAGGTACGTTCTCAATACGAAAGTCCGCGCAAGCCCGTGAAGCAATACGCGGCACGACAGCGCTCGTTGATGGCGCGAGATGGGTCTACGGACTTTGGGCTATGCCAGAAAATGACGAAATCATTATTGCGCAGAAGCTCGATTTTGAAAGTGGTCAAGGTCAGTGCGTTATGGGTGGCATCGTCAAAATCAACGACGCAGCCGACAAGTCAACGCGAACATTTATAAGAAGCGAGCAAGGGCTTCTGATCGACCGAACAAATGAAGTTGCGGAGATTTTGGAAGCATCAACAAAGCTTTCTCGGATGCAAACCGACACAATACTTGAAGAAATTGATAAGCGATGGGGAACAGATGAACCGTTTTCACACGCTGTAAATACGAACAGATCACTGCAAAAGTGGATCTCCACAGAGTACGCGATGCCCAAACACGCGGCTAAACAGTACGTCCAGGCGTGGCTCGATCAAAAGATTATTGAAAACGTGGTGCATAACAAGCAATCGAAAGCCAAAGGGCTGCGGATGATCCGAAAGCTTGATGATGACTGAGCTTAAAGAATGCAAGGAATGTGATGGCAAGGGAGAGCTGGAGCGCACCGTTTGGAAGCGCTTCGATACAGCCCTGGAGCCATGTTTTGACGGTTTTGAAGAATGCACAAATTGTGAAGGAACAGGTAATGAACTCGATGATGACTAATTTTAAATCCGAAGAGCAGCTGGGGCGCGTGATGATGCTGGCGCGGAGAAAAGAGTGCAAAAAGCACAAGCTGCCGATCCCAGCCGACGCGGACCGATCAAAGCCAGCAAACCGGCAGATGCCCGAATTCGGCCAAGAGGTTTTAGGGCTGCTTCAAGATGCTGGCGTGGCAACCGCTAAAGATTTAGAGCCACACACGGACATGACGCAGAGAAAAATAGCGCACATTTTGCAGATTTTGGAGCAGCTGAACCACGCAAAACGGCTGTCGCAAAAACGCCGCGAATATTACCCAGGAACCAAAAAGCTCACGAATGGAGCCTGGGTTTATGTGCCGACGAAGGGGCAATATGATGCGTAAGTTTTACGGGAATATCGACACTTCCTTGCCAAAAACTGCGGAAGTAACACGGGTTCGCTATGCGATTTCTGCGGAAGTAACGCCAAAACAGCTGGTTTTATGCGGAAGTAGTGCGGAAGTAACCCCTGTTTTTGCGGAAGTAGCTTGCGGAAGTAAACCCCCGTACCCCTTGCACACATTACTTCCGTGGATGCGGAAAGTAAGTGTTTGCGTGGACGGTGTGCGGCTCGATGGGAAAGGGATACTCAAATGAGTGGCTCTAGTTATGCGCGCGTAAAACGCAAACCAAAAAAATCAAAAGAAGATGAAGGTTACAAAGCGCCACCGATGTTTAGTGAAAAGGGAGACGATACCGCGATGGCTGCAATCAATAGCGTTGACCAGGTAGCTCGACAGCTGGAGCAACGGTTTGGCTTGGGGAAGTTGGAACGACTAGCCGCGCCAAAACTGGCTGTTGCCTTTGAACAAGCCAGGCAAAACTTCAATGACGCGATCCAGGGCGATGACAGCAGCTACCTCGTCCAAAAAGCAAACAACCTTATTGAAGGGTGGAAAGCGCTGGAGAGATCCGCGATTAAAGACGGACACAAGCCGCAAAGCAGCAAGGTCTGGGAGTTCTACGCTCCAGAGGATGTTGGAGGCCAAAAATACGCGATTGTGGACGAGGTAAGCGACGCCGCCAGCGTTGAGGGCGATACGCGGATCTACACGCTCGATGAAGTAGCCAGGGTGATCATTGGGTGGGAAAATACAAAACTCGGACTAATGGCAGCAGCAACAAAACAAAACTTTCCAGACGCACAAATCAAATCAGTTAAATATAAAAAAACAAACGAGGTAATCGACGATGAAATCCCATTCTAGCACAGAACGCGAAGAAATTATAAACGACGCAAACGAAGCAGTTAGCCAGCAGCGAAACCTGGAATATGGTGAGCCGCGCGAAAACTTCACCCGCTGCGCAAAGATGTTTGACGCATATCTGGGCGGAAAGAAGAACGTTGAGGCTCATGATGTTGCAGCGTTTGGTATTATGCTCAAACTGTCCCGCATCTCGCACGATCCGACAAAACGTGACGGATGGCTTGACGTTATTGGGTACGCAGCTTGCGGCTGGGAGGTCACAGAAAAGGGCGTTCCACTGGAGCGCCCTATTGATAATCGTTGGGAAGATGTCGAGGGTTAGTCGTCCCGAAAGCCTCTAACCTGATCCTTAACTCTTTCAATCGTTTGATCTGAAAGGCCAACAGCGGCGACCCTGGCGGCGTTCAGATGTTCGCGGATCTTTTCGTCCGTATTTGCATCTATCGCCATAACTAAAGAAAGTCTTAGGCTTGTGATCGCGTCTAGCTGGAAATCTTCGTTTGCCAAAATGTTCATTGCGCTGCTCCAATAATCAATCCGATGTAAAGAAGTCCAAACAGCGATATGACGCCAATAAGATCACCAAAAAATTCTTTGGGATTGTCCGCGTAATCGCGTACCGCTTGTTTTATTATATTCATTGTAGTTTCCTGTTTTGTAAATTCTGATTTGGTAGCCTCGTCAGCGATAGGTTGCCGCCTATCGGACGCCCCAGAATTAGGGGCGTTTCGGCTTTTGTTTGGTTTCATGGCGGGTTCATTAGGCCAAGAGCTTCAACGCTCAAGCGCTCACATAAATCGATAGCTGACCGCATTGCGTCGTAAGATGTTCCGCAATGCGTTCCAGTGTGGCGACAGTTGTTTACAATTGCGACGGGAACCCAGGCATTTGCGTATTTGCGCACATGGTAAAGGCCACCAGCGGCGTCTATAGCGTTTAGTCTCCTGGCGTTTTCCTTCATAAGTGTTTCGTTGACCTCTGCGATTAAGTCCTCAAGGTCAGTTTGGCGCTCCCCGACCTGGGAAGCGCTTCCGTTGTCAAATATGTCGAGTTGGTGGTTCATCACATTGCCGCCAATTCGATTGCGTGGGATTGTAACAGCTCGATGCTGTACCAATTGCGTACATCGCTACGGCTGCAAGTGCGCTCTGTATAGTTCCACTCCACACCTTGCGCTTTGCATGTAGTATGCAGCTTGTAAGCGTCGCAATCTTCCTCAAGTGCGAAAACATACCCGCCATCTATTACCGTGGCGTATGAAAAATGCGTGAAGTCGTCAGCCGATAAGCCAAGCGCTTGTACGTCGGCATGGGATACAATCAGCCAGCCGTGTGCGTCGTCGCTTTCGTGCAGGACGTTCATGCTGCGTCCTCGTCAATGAAACGTGGTGTCAGCTCGTTCATGTCGAGCATCTCCTCCAAGTCATCAGTCGTAAGGTATTTACAGATCATGGTGATCCACGTTTCCTTGTTTACGAACTCTAAATCATCGTAAACGTAATTAAGTAATTCTTTCGTTGTCATCTTCATGTTCGTCTCCTGTTAATGCCGACTTGCCGATCGGCGTGTACGCGCATCATACAGATTGTCCGGTGTTGATCAACACCTTTCTACAATGTAGCATAATGATCAACAAAACCAGGACACCGGAAAGGTTGGCGCATTGGGCGAGATAAGGAAAAGAAGTATCACGGACCAGCAGCGAGAATTCGTTTCTTACGTGGTCAGTGAACAGAAGAGACCCACGGAGGCTGCGCGTCTGGCTGGGTATGCGCACCCCAAGCAATCCGCGTACGACTTAACCAGGAACCCTTCCATTGCCCTGCTCCTGCGGCAAGAAAGACAAACGGTATACCAAACCGATCTTGCCAGTTTGGCGGCTCACACGATCCGCGACGTCATGAATGATGTTGATGCACCCGCGTCGGCCAAGATATCAGCAGCACGCACAGCTCTGGAGCTTGCTGGGGATCTCGGCCCTAATGCAAAGGACACTATCCAAGGTCGATCGCTCGCCGAGCTGACACCGGAAGAGTTGAGCAGCATGATCGATCGATGGGAAGGTGACCGCGCGGCGCTCGCAAAGGATGTAACGACGCAGAGTGCAGCGCAGAAATAGCGCAAGCCATTGATCCCGCGCCTATTTAATGGTGCTATTACGACCAATGGCGCATGATGGTGGGCTGACCCGACCCCACCCCCTGGCCCCCTGCGGACGCGCCGCTCGTACCTATTATGGCGCTGCGCATAAATTTTGTACAAATCTCAATCTTTCGTCGAAAGTGTTGAAAGGTGCGCATGACAGAGGTATAATGCGAATATGAGTTTATATGACAACATCAACAAGAAGCGTGCGGCTGGGCAAAGTAAGCCTAAATCGCAGAGTACAGTAAGCCCAAAAAGCTATGCTGATATGAAAAAAGGTTTCCCGAATAGCAAGAAGAACAAGGCTAAGGGAAAGCCAAGTATGGCGAAGTCAATGGGGTATAGTTAATGGGTCAACCAAGAGCGTACACACGGCAGTATAATTTTACTGATTTCCAGACTACCAGCCCTAGCAACCCTCTTCCTGCAACCCAGGTTGATCTTGAGCTAAACACGGCGAAGTTGACGCTGGATGACTTAAATACGAACATTGCGTTATTGCAGCGTGACGATGGTAAGTTGTTAAATGCTAGTGTTCACAAGGATGCTTTTGACGCTGGTGCGTTAGCCCTTTTAAACGCTGATGGTTTTAAGCCGCGTGGCAGCTGGTCTTCGGGTGTAGCTTATGCGGTAAATGATTTAGTTGACTTCAATAACGCGACTTATCTTGCTACGTCGGCACATACATCCAGCTCTGCGTTTTCTACTGATTTATCTACAAAGTGGGTTTTGCTGGCGAATGCTGCGATAAGCGGAACGGCTAATAGTGTTGATAAGTTTGAGGGTACGGGATCGCAAACGGCGTTTACGCTGACGAGTTCTTATGCTTCTAACACGGGTGTTCTGGTTTTTGTTAATGGTGCGTTACGCAATCCTGGCGATGATTATAGTATTAGCGGCACGACATTAACGTTTGTTACGGCTCCTGGTGTTCCGAGTGTAGCGGGCAATGAGAATGTTATAGCTTGGGGTCCGAGCGTTGTTGCCCAGGCTGCGAGTGATGCGGCACAGGCTTCATCATCTAATTCGAGTGGTTTTGCTGATGAGTCTGAAAGCTGGGCGAGTAAGATTGATGGCATTGTTGAAAGCACGGATTATTCATCAAAGGCTTGGGCTACTGGTGGCACGGGAGTAGATAATTCTTCTACTGGTGGTTCTGCTAAAGATTGGGCGATTAAGACTACTACGGTTGACGGCACGAATTACTCTGCGAAGTATTGGGCGACGTCTACGCCTGTTGTTACTGTCAGCACGAACATATCTGATATTACTACTGTATCGGGGATATCGAGTGCTGTTGCTTCTGTTGGGGCAATAAGTGCTAATGTTACAACGGCTGCTGGTATATCGGCTAATATAACGACTGTAGCTGGAATAAGCTCTGCTGTATCGACGGTAGCGGCAGACGGCACGGACATTGGTGTTGTGAGCGGTATATCGACTGATGTACAGACATTGGCGGATTTACAAGACGGGACTGTTGCGACGAATGCTTTAGCGACTTTGGCTGGCATATCGGCTAACATCACTACGGTTGCTGGCTCTAATACGAATTTGACCACTGTTGCGACGAACATTGCTAGTGTGAATGTGGTTGCTAATAACATAGCGTCTGTTGTTTCTGTTGCCAGTGATTTGTCTGAGGCGATTTCTGAGGTTGTTACGGTAGCTGATGATTTAAACGAGGCTACATCTGAGATAAACACGGTTGCTGTATCGATTGCGAATGTTAATGCGGTTGGCAACAACATAGCGGCGGTAACTGGTGTAAACACTATATCGGGTGCTGTTGTTGGTGTTAACGCGATATCGAGCGCGGTATCTGCGGTTAATGGTAATTCCTCTAACATTACTGCGGTCAATAATAATTCGTCTAATATTAATACTGTTGCTGGTATAGGCTCTGCGGTTTCTAATTTGTCGGCTGTTTCTGCTGACGTTACGACTGTTGCGGGCAGCATAGGTGGTTTAACTGCTTTTGCTAACACGTATGTTGTTAGTGCGACCCAGCCGGCCAGCCCTGTGGAGGGTATGCTTTGGTTCGACACTGGCACAGACACGATGAAGGTCTATTCTGGTAGCGGGTTTCAGAACGCGGGTTCTAGTGTCAACGGCACTTCTGAGCGCCAGGAGTATGTGGTAGGCACGTCGTCTGGCACGTATGCGGGTTCCTTGACTATTTTCCCAGCTACTTATGACGCTGGTATGGTCGATGTTTGGCTTAACGGCGTAAAGCTCGCGCTTTCAGATTTTTCATCATCGAGTGGGACGGCAATAACGTTAGGGGCTGCGGCGGCTTCTGGCGATACTATTTCAATCGTGTCTTATGGCACTTTCCAGCTTGCCGACCATTATAACAAAACTGTGACGGATACGTTGATTAGTGACGTTGAAGCGCTTGCACTTGCGGGAATGTAAAAACCATGGCGATTAACACAACGACACTTGAGGCGAACCTCACTACGAAAATTAACGCAACATCTGGAAGCACCGACGGAAAAGAGTTTCTATTGCTCGGAAAGGCTGTCGAGAGTTTAACAATTCCCGCATCTGTTTCCGCAATGACTTCCGAAGGGACTACTCAGGTAGGTTTAGTAACAGCCGAAGGTACTACTCAGGTAGCGGCGGTTGCAGCGGCGGGTTCTAGTTACGCACCAAAAGCTGATCCAACTTTTACTGGTACAGTCATCGCAGCGGCACTTACGCTATCAGGCAACCTGACGGTTAACGGCACAACCACAACAGTTAACTCAACAACTTTGGACGTTGCAGACAAAAACATTACGATTGCTGACGGCGCGGCTGATGCAGCAGCGGCTAACGGCGCTGGCATTACGGTAGACGGTGCGTCTGCTAACATCACCTACACATCCGCTACAGACACATGGGACTTCAACAAGGCTATCACAGGTACATACACTAACCTAAATCCAGTTGTTGTTACGGCTACCGTCAACAGCGCAACCAACATTGATATGACTAAGCCTTCCGCCGCCACAACAATGTCTGGAGCAATGACTTTTACTCCGACCAATATGGCGGCTGGACGAGGTTCAATGATGATGCTTGATACGTCTGCAACCCCTCACACGCCTACCTTTGCAGCGGCTTTTAAATGGCCTGCAGCAACAGAACCAACTTGGGCAGATAGCCGATATTGGGTTGTCAGTATGGTTTGCTTGAATGGCACTAATGTCCTCGCCTCTGCTAGTGGCTATACAGTTTAGGGGGTAACAAAATGAGTTTACCACATACATTTTTTATAGGTCGTAGCGGCGGTTCTTCATCTCTTTATGATTTTAGTAGCCATACTTTTACTAACGCTGGGGCATTCGGTCAGTTAGGCCCAACTCTTGCTATGGCTAAAACGGCATACGATCCAGTGGGCGTATCAGGAGCCGACACAGCTTGGGATCTTGACACTGCACTTTTCAATATGCCCTATGATGGCTTGCAGCTTTGGACTGTTCCAGAAGATGCAACTTATAATTTTGACCTAAGAGGCGCGGCGGGTGGTCCTGCTATGTGGGACACCTACATATCCCCTGGACGCCCTCAACGCATTTACAACGCAGAAATTGCATTAGAGCAAGGCCAGAAACTTCTTATAGCCATAGGCCAGCGCGGCGGGGACGGGCTTAATCAGGGTGGTGATTCGGGGTCTGGTGGAGGCGGCGGCACGTTTGTTTGCAAGTTTGGCGAGGGTGCGGGTGCTAATGGATTTGCTGATAACGCAATAAAACCACTATTAATAGCCTCTGGGGGAAATGGCGAAGCATATAGTGGTTGGAACGTCGACGGCCCTCATGGTCGGTCTACTTCAGCGTTAACTGGAGTTTCAGTTACCGCGAATACGCCTGGAGGGAGTACTTGGATTGATATTACTAAAACTTACGGACGGGGAGGTTTCGGTGGCGGTTTTAATGTAGATTGGAAACTGTTTAGAGAAAATTTTTATAACTACCCTATTGCCCAAGAGATGGGCTCTGCTGCTGCTGACCATATTTACCACGGAGCCGCCTTACTTACTGACACTGTTGGGAGCATTAGCTTAAATAATAAGTACTGGGGAGCAATATCCTCAAGAAGCCTGAGAGGCGGCAATGCCAATGGACAAAGTTCCAATGTCGCTAATAACAGAACACTAAGCGGCTCTAATTATGGCTTCGGAGGTTTTGGTGGTGGTGGAGGCAGCAAGCACGAAGGCGGTGGTGGTGGCGGATACCACGGTGGTGCGACTTCCGACACAAACCAAACCAGTACCAATTACGCCTATGGGGCAAGCTCTTACATATCTTCCAGTATAAATGCTGGTTCCGTTCAGACGCTGTATAGCACCCCAAGTGCTAGTTATTTGAATAGCGTTGGGCACACCCAAAACACTGAGCCTTTTCACCAGTTGATGGGCAGTTGCACAATTACCAAGATTTAGGAGACGCACCAATGAGTAAAGCCCGACTACTAGCCGATTTGATGGCTGACGAAAAGATCTCTGTAGCCGAGGTCAGCGGAGAAGCTTCCTCAAGCGACTTTAACGTAAATAAATCTGGATACAATAATCAACTAAGTTTGAATAAGAAACTTGGTGACTTAGAAGATGAAACCCTCTTGAAATTAGGAGTATAAGCGATGGCTGTACAAAATTCAAACTTTACTGCATTAATCACGGCTATCGACACTAAAGCTCAGTCTTTAGCCGCTTCATCTACAGATCCTAAAGACCTGGTTTACCTGTCAAAATCATTAGAAGCATTGAATGTGACAGCCACTGTTTCAGACGTTATTGCGGCTGGAGACACTAAGGTCACAGCGGTGAACACGGCGGGTTCTACTCAAGTAGGTGTTGTCCAAGCCGAGGGTGCTACGCAAGTAGCGGCTGTTACGGCGGCGGGTGGTTCATATGCAACTTCCGCAACTTTGAACGCAATGCGATCAGTTGTACTAGTTACGATAGTGGGTGGAAAGTTCGCTATGGATGGCACTTCTCAGCAAGCGTTAAAACTGACGCCTTCGGTTGTGTATCGCTTCGATCAGTCTGATGCGTCTAACGCTACCCATCCGCTGCAATTTTCTACTACTTCGGACGGCACACACGCCAGCGGTACAGCAATAACTGCGG